AACCTGGATTCTCTCGACGATATCTAGCCACTCCGGCTTTGGTCATACCAGCACCTTTTTTAGTGGGCCTAAAATATTTTTTAGTCTTCGGCGGTTGCTTGTCTCTATTTCTACGCATAAGTTGTTTTCTTTCTACGGTCTGACATTACCACACCACAGCCTTTGTGATTACGTTTTTTGTATTTTTTAGTGGTTTTACCCAGTTGCGCTCTAGAAATAGCCATTAGACAAATGTTTTAACGTTGGTCGGTTTGCCTCCTACTCCTTGTTTTTTAGCGCGTTTCCTTGAAACGGCTGACCTAATTTGAGCTTTTGTCATACGTGCTGCTTTTGCTTTAGGCACACACTTTGGATATTTTCTTTTGCGATCAGATTTAAGTTTTGTTCTACCACATTTTTTAAAGCCACCACCCTTTTTAGGTGCGCCTATGTCCACCCAATCTTGTTCAAACCATTTTTTAAGTCCAGTGCTCATTAAACTATTCTATAATTTTTGCCATCAAAAGTCATGGCTACTTTACGGTTTGCTCTACCCACAAATGATACATGGACCCAACCACTACGAGGATCGATACCATCATAGTATTCTAAAATAAGTTGATCGTACTCTAGGTTGTCTTTTATGTAATTAAATAAATCTTGGTTGTCTACTGTGGGTATTTCTATATCTACAGCTTGTCCCAAACAGTGTTGGCTTTTAACAGAACCGCCTATGGCTTTGTTCAAAGTTTCACAACGATAGCCACTATTAGGAGTAAAAGGTACTTTGTAATAATCTCGTAAAGGTTGCGCTACAGAAGCGCACAAACATTTTAAACTTTTAAAAATTTCTTTGTCAGTGACAGAATTATCAATATTTTTTCTAGTAGCAGTTTGACTCTTAGTAAATTCTCTAAGAGTAAAATTATTACTTAGTTTTGTATCGTTGTTCCAACTTTTTTTAAACATTATGAAATAGTGATAGTAACAGTGCCTAAGTTAGCAGTCATACTAGGACTAAATCTAACTTTGGTTCCTATAACAGTAATTATAGCAAAAGGTTCGCTAATATCAGCAAAACCCACGCCGTCAAATACCTGTAATGAATTAGTAGTGGTGTTAAAAATAATCGTGCCTGGATTAAATACAGCTTTATCTCTTTCCGTAGTAGTAAATTGTTCGGTATTGATAGGATCAAACTCGCCTAAATTTATTTCTAAAATTCTAATTAATCTATTAAATAAATCTGGAGTTACTTCATTAATAGCTAAAGGCAAACTAGTGTTTAATAGTTTAGCCATTATCTTCTACCGTCAGTTCTAATATCGTAACGTGTTGCGCCTAATCGCCAACCTACTCCTAAATTACCATTATCACCATCGTTAGAGTTCACTCTAAGCACTGCTTGTCTGCCTCTAACTCTAATGTGACCTTGTTGTGTAGCAGGACTTACCGTAGAAGTTTGTCCAGAGCTTAAAGTATCTCCAGGAAAGTTTCTAGTTTTAGTAACTATGTTTACGTTAGAAGCTGTATCATCATCCAAAAATTTTACGTCCGGTATAACTCGACGCAAGAAAGAAAAACTTTCCCCATCACCAATATCAAAATCTCCTGACTCAATAAAAACGTTAGTCATTTCAGAGCCGTCGTCATCAAAACCAAACTCGTGTTGAAATAAATAATTACTACCAGCAGCTTGCGGGAAGTTTTCTATATTAGAATCTAACCAAGCAGTTCTATTTAATTGTCCGTAGTACCATACTTGTTCTTGATAATTATAAATAACATATCTATCTATTTCAGTTGAACTAGCAGAAGGGTAGAACCAGCCTATCTCTGAATGTTTATTATTACTAAAGCCATGTATTTTAAAAGCTTGGCTTTTATTAATATCACTAAAAACATAGTTTTTTACTGCACAAGGTATTTGTTTAACTGTACCGCTATACACATAAAAAGAATCATGGCTCATAAAGTACACTCCGTTGGGTGCTGTTATGGCTGCTTTTGGTCCGATTAGTCCTGTGTTTTCATTAATTAAATTTACGCCAAAAGTAAATGGCGGACCAACAAACTGCATGCTATACATAGAGGTGTCAGTGAAAACTATAATTTCTTGCCTCGCTTTTACGGCACCAATAATTTTAGACCCAGAGGAAAGCCTCAGTTCCCCAGCTGTATTAGTCGTTAAAGTTTCAAACTCTAAAAGATTTTCTTGATCGCTAAAAGCTATAAGCATTGGATCTATCTCGCCTGTTCTGTCTCCAGTTGCGCTAAGTGGGTCACAACCAAAAACTATTAAATGTCTGTCTACCTCTGAAGTTAAAACTTGTAGCCCAACAGTTGGGACTTTGTTAGCACCAGACTGACTGTGTAATTCAATGGCTCTAGTTGAGGTGGTGTCATTTTCAACCCAACGATATATACCTCCACCTCTGACATTAATCACAAGGTCCTCACCGTAATTATCGTGAGTCCAAATTCTTAAATTAGTTATCGCTGTTTCTACCCCAGCTAAAGACACTTTGCCCCAACCAGTAAAGTCATCAGCGTTACTTGTATTACCCGTAGCTAACCGCACAGTGACACCATCGCTATGCGCTGCAGCTGTAGTGCCCTGCACACCACGAGTACAACTACTAAGAGTATTGGAGGACACTGATCCTATAGTAATTAATTCTTCGCCTATCAAAATAGTGTCACTAGCCACAAACCCAGTGGCATCAGTTAAAATAATAGTCGTGTCTGAATCAGAGATGCCTCCCGAATCATTTAAAGTAGTAGTCAAGGCTCCGTCAGTAGTG